CCTTCAGCGTGCGCCCTTCGAACGGGTGCGTCTCCACGATTGCCTTCAGGGTCTCGGGTGCAGGCATAACCACATTCAGCTCAACCGGGCTGACGGTCTTCATCAGGCCACGGAGGATCTCGGGCTGCTTCTCTGCCAGGGCAAGGATGTCCTTGACCCATAGCTCGTTCACGTCGTCCCATGTTTTGGCACGTGCGCTGCCAAGGTAGTCCTTGAGGATGTTGAGCCGCTTGAGTGTGGTCGGGCTGATGCCGCCGTCGATGCCAGCCGCACGGATCTTCGCCGCAAGGTCGCCGTCAACCTTTCGAAGTAGCTCTACAACCTTGTCTTGCGTGCCTTTGCTCAGGCGCAAGAGGTAGATCTGCTGACGGATCATCGCATCCAGGAACTGCTCGTTAGCAGTCAGGGGCAAGCGGATGACATTGGCTGGCAGTGCAGGAGGGAGCGTTGGTTCGTACTTGCGTGAGCGCCCGGCTGGCACATTGGGATCGGGCTGGAAGTCGGCCACGGCCGGAACAGGGGTGCGGGCAGCCAAGTCCTCAGCCGCCTTGACTTGGTCAATGGCGTGCCACGTGTCCGTCCCATACTTGGTCGGCATCTTCCATAGGATGCCGCCTTGCTTGATTTCAAAGCGGTTCTCCAGGTGCAGCTCGTGCTTGAACAAGGCGCCGGGGTGCTTCAGCCAGATGCGACCAGCCTTGGCTTCTGCCAGCACCTTGTCCTTGAACGCGGCAAGACTCAGCTCGTCAGCCGGGTTCATCTTGTTCCAGGTCTTCCACACTTCTATGATCGCCACGTCACGGGGTGGCGCGGGCATGTAGCCATAGACCGCGTTCGCCTGAAGCATACCCTGCGTCGTGCGCGTGATCGCCTGCAACAACTTGAACGTGAACTGAGCCTTGTTCACTTGCTACCTCACTTCTTCTTTGGAGGCGCCGGCTTGGTCGGGTCGGGCTTCGTCGGGTCCACATAGTGTGGATGGTTCGGGTCCTTCGACGGGTCGTAGTTCGGGTCCGTCGTCGGGTCGTAGTTCGGGTCATCCGGGTTGAGGCTGGCGTTGTCCTGCGTCTTGGCACCAGGGCCGCCGACGACGAGGGGTTGCTCTTCCTGGATCATCTCCAGCTCTTCCTCGTAGCTCTTCTCGGTCAAGCCCTTTTCCTGCATCAGGGTGTGGATCGTCTCGTTGGCCAGCGGTGCACCCATGCTCTTCGCGGACATCAGGTCGATCAGGTCCTTGCCGGTCATCTCCTCGTCTTCGAACTCGAGGTTCGGCATGACCTTGACTTCGTCGGGGTTAGCGCCGACCCACTCAGCGGCCATCTTCAGTAGGTTCTCCAGCCCATAGCAGGCCGCGCAAGCGATCTGCGTCAGGGTGGCCGTCTGTGCGCCCAAGCGAGTAGACAGTGCGTCGCCCGACTCCTTCGCCTTGGAACGGGTGTCGATCAGGCTGCCTGCCTTCTGTTGGGCTTGGCTCTTGTCGTTCTGCAACGCCTCACGCATCTCGGTCAGGCCGTTGCTGTCCACGCCGATGAACTTGGCGTCGGCGCCGGGCGAAGCCTTGAGCACGATCGATGCACCTGCACCGATGCGATACGACTTCTCATCATCGCCGCCGATGACCACGAGGGTGTCCTGTCCCTGCATGAACAACGCTTGCCGGTAGTCGGCCTCGCCGCGATAGATTGCCATGCACAACTCAGCCAGCCCGAGGAGGGGTGGCTTGTCCGGTGTGGACACGATGTCCTTAGAGTTAATGAATACGAACGGGATCTTGTCCAGGGTCTTGCCACGAATGGAGGGTTGTATCAACCCCTCAGGCGTGAAGGTGAGATTGTTCGTGGACGGGCCGCTGGTGCCTGCACCGTTGTTGACGACCGAGGCAGCCGTGAACACACCGGCCGAGTATGGACCCTTGACTTCGTTGACCGTGATGTCGCCGAGCACGAGCACGCGGTACTTCTCTTGCTTCTGCCACACGAACTGAGCGGTGCGAACCTGCTCCGTCTCGTCGAGCACCACAAGGTTGAGGCTGTCCTTCGTCACATCCTCGCGGCTGCCATCGTCCCAATTGATGATCGCCTCGGTTTCATACAGGGCGATGTAAGGTAGCGGCTGAGCCGGGTCAGGCACCTTCGGCAGGTCGAGCAGAAGCCCAAGGCGTCCGCTCACAAGCTGTTGCTCGTGGATGCGCCGAAGCAAGGCCATGAGGCCTTCGCCGTGAATGGTGGCTTGGTCCAGCATGGGCTCCAGGGCAGCCGGAAGCTCGATCGTCGGTGGCTTGGTCCACATCATGCCGATGAAGGTTTCAACCGCCTCAGCATAGAACTCATGGTAAACGGCTCGGGTCTTGTAAGCCTGATAAGCGTGCCAGCCCGAGGAGTGAACGACCTTATGGTTATCGGCCACCATGCCGCCCGTCGCTGGCAGGTATGCCTCGCCCTTCTCCTTCACATGTCGCTCGCCACGGTAAGCATCGCGGCACTTCGTCCAATCCTCCAAGAAGGTGGCGTATTGCGGATGCTTGCTGTTCAGCGACATGGTCTATCTCCTGGGATCGGCGTGGCAACGTAGCCCAATCACCACGCGCCGACAACCTTGCCTTGTGCCGCCCGCTGCACCACCGCGCGGACACGATAACGGGTTTCGTCTGCGATATGGTCTTCGGCATCGGTGTCGATGTCATCCATATCTTTCTCATCACGCGGTAGCACGGGCACCGTCCGTTGAAAGTGCTTACACCGGCTGAAGATGAAAAGACCAGGGGTTTCGCGCGGCTTGCCGGTAGGCAGTGCGCCCTTGAACATCTTCCGCATCTGTTCCCATCCGGTCTTGCGGCTGCCAGGGCTTTTGTCTGCTCGGTCAAACTTAGGGCCGAGAAACTCTCGTCCATCATCCAAGCGCACCCGCTTCTCCATGTCGTCGGCAATGCACATGCCGTTCTCCACGTCGAAGATGCTCGAGTCCGCTTGGCCGGGCTTCACTCGCTGGTGAATACCCATGTCGAGCTCACGCTGGATGATGCCCTTGCCAATGTCCACGGCGAGCATCTTCAGTCCTTCGTTCGGCTCACCCGTGCTGCCATACCACTCGGCGATCCGGTACAGGTCGCCTCGCACACTGGAGCGCACGTTGCCATCCCCGTCAATGTAGTCTGTGCCATCGCTCTCAGCCCACCAGCCCACGCTGAACGGCTTGCTGCTACCCCAGTCAAACGAGCGGTCGATCCGCCATGACTGAGGCACCTGGAACGGACGCACGACGTGGACCTTGGGCTTCCACACGTCGTCGAACATGCCGCCTGCAACAATGTCCCACGACCCATCGATCCAGGCCGCAAGCTCTGCCTCGCTCTTGGCGGACTGACGCAAGCGGTCAATGTATCCAGGGTCAGCCTTGAGCAGGATGTAGTTCTCGGATATGTGGCCATGGATGGCAAGGCGGTCGGGCTGCTTCTCACCTTTATCGTTGACCTCACCCATGATCGGGCGACCGCGCCAAGCTGGCAGCTTGAAACGATGCTTGACCCAATTGTGGCCGGGGCCGTAGGGATTGGTCGTGGAGCGGTAGCGAATGATCTTGGCCACTTCAGGGTGAGTGGAGCGGCACGTGGACATCATGCGAAGGTAGCCGGTCGAGTCGTGCCAGTTGCAAAGCTCTTCCCAGCCGACCCATGGGTATTCGTGGCCGTGATAGTTCCAGTAATCGCTGTCGCGTGTGAACTGGCGTAGCAGCAACACTTCGCCCGTGTCCCACGTCCACACGTGCTCGCTCGCGTTGTACTTGGCACGCTTGCCGAACAAAAGCGGGAACCACTTCTTGGTCTTGTTGATGACGTCGCCGAGTTGCTTGTACGTCTGCCGGAACAGGATGCCGCGCCACGCCTTGCCGTATCCCTTGCCGATCTCTTGGCAGAAGTCCATCAGCAAGGTGTCGGTCTTGCCAGGGCCGCGCGTGCCTTCGTACAGCACTTCGAAGAACTCACGTGCCCGCATGTACTGGATCTGTGATCCCCAGATCGGCTTCCATTCGGCCTTGCGGTAGTTCTGCTTCGGCAGGCCAAGCTCCTCCAGCTTGACGTTCAGTTCGTCAGGCAGCTCGACATTGTCAAAGGGTGCAGCTAAGTCCTCAAACATCCTCGAAGGTCTCCAGCTCCTTGGGCGGCTCATCCTTCGGGGCGTACAGGGCTATCCACTCCTCCTTGCTGACGGGGAATGGCACCACCAGCACGCCACCACCACCGTTGACGTTGACGTCGAGCTCGGTCTTCGGGTTGTATCGTTCTGGGTCGTGTCCCTTCAGCATCATGGCACGGATGCCAGACTCCAGGATCTTGCGCTCAATGGTGCTGCCATCCTCGCGGGTGATCTTCTCGGTATGCCCCTCCAGGGCTTCGCGCTCGATCCGCGTGGTGATCTCAGCACTGTAGCTTTCCAGCGCATTGTCTTCGGCGTCCGAGAAGTCCGGGTCGCTCTTGCGATGGTTGAAGATGGTGTTCCGGTGCACACCGGCTGCTTCGCGGGCCTTGATCTTGTTCCCGGTCAGCTTGAGGATGTCCAGGTACTTCAGCTTCTGCTCTTCGTCAAACTTCACGCGGCTGGCACGTACCGGCGCCCGCCACCCAAGCGGGTCATCCGGGTGCTGTTCGGTTTTGACGACAGGGTTGTTCTTGCCCGTTGAACTGATGCCCGTCATGGTTGTGCAGAAGCTCCTCGTACGCGCGCGAAGGGGAAAATGAATAAGTTGCATACGAAATGAGTTTCCGCAAGCCCAAAGGAGCAGGCGCACAGAGTGCACAGAGTGAACGGGGTTTGAGGATCACTCTGTGCTGGCAAAAAGCCCAACAAAAACAACGCATAGCACAGAGTGCACAGAGTTAAGTACCATATTTCATTCATTCAGAAAAAATAGGGTTTGCAGGAGCTACCCCGTGCGGATGCTACACCGTTTTTCAAATAGTCCAAAAGGGTGTGCACTCTGTGCT